AGGATCTGGTGCGGATTCAAACCATCCGATCAAGGCTTTCGTATATGACGACCCAATGCAGTTGTTCGCAATTGCATCTGATGCGTCATTAACCAGCAAGGCAACCATGCGTGGTCATGTGTTCGCCAACGCTAACTTCGCCACTGCAACTTCAGGTTCTACCACAACTGGTATTTCCTCTGCTTCATTGGCTGTTAGCACCATTGCTACCACTAATACGCTCAATTTGCGTATTATGGGCTGGCAAGAAGACCCTGAGAACCAGGACTTCACTGCTGCTGGTATCCCTGTAATTGTGCGTTTGAACAACCACTTCAATAGTGCCAATGGTTCTATTGCTGGTGGCACTGTTTCAACCACTGGCGTATAAGGAGGCTTAGACAATGGCTATTTCACGTCAACAATTGGCGAAAGAGCTGGAACCTGGCCTTAATGCTCTATTTGGTATGGAGTATTCACGCTACGAGAACCAGCACGCCGAAATCTTCACCACCGAATCCTCAGATAGAGCATTCGAGGAGGAAGTTATGTTATCCGGGTTCGGTGCGGCACCTACTAAATCAGAAGGTTCTGCGGTGAATTTTGATGACGCTAACGAAGCATACACTGCTCGTTACAACCACGAAACCATTGCTTTGGCATTCAGCATTACTGAAGAAGCTGTGGAAGATAATCTTTATGATCGTCTCTCCAGCCGCTACACTCGTGCTCTTGCTCGTTCAATGGCTCACACAAAGCAGGTTAAAGCTGCCGCTGTTCTTAACAATGCCTTCGACAGCACCGTAACTGGTGGTGACGGCAAAGAACTTTGCTCTACTCTGCACCCACTAACCAACGGTAGCACCTTCGCTAACGAACCATCAACTGCTGCTGATCTGAACGAAACTTCTCTTGAAGACGCTCTGATCAACATTGCTGGCTTCGTTGACGAACGTGGTCTGAAGGTTGCTCTGCGCGGCATGAAGCTGATCGTTCCTCGTCAGCTCCAGTTCGTTGCAGAACGTCTGATGGTATCCAACCTCCGCGTTGGTACTGCTGACAACGATGTTAACGCAATTCGCTCCATGGGTATGTTGCCTGACGGCTACGCTGTCAACGACTTCCTAACGGATCCTGATGCGTTCTTCCTCTTGACAGATGCTCCTCGTGGATTCATCCACTTCGAGCGTGTGCCTTTGTCAACTCAGATGGAAGCAGACTTCGACACTGGCAACATGCGCTTTAAGGCTCGTGAGCGTTACAGCTTCGGCTTCTCCGATCCTCGTTGCGTATTCGGTTCCGAAGGTGCCTAAATAAAACAACGCCCTTAGTTTCGTCTTTGGGTTGAGAGGGGCGGCTTTATAGTCGCCCTTTCTTTTTAAATGGAGGAGGAAATGGGAATACTAAATTTATTTGAAACGCCTATATATTCAATAAATTTAATGAACAACCCAATAAAAGAAGCACTAGATGCTCTTGATATAGATGAGTACGTCTCAAAAAACCATTCTTGGTCGTGTTCTGTTGAAACAGGTTATTTCACAGATAAGCAACTTCCAGAAGAAGTTTTTTCCGCTGTTTTTTCCACACTACTACCGCATGTCGGGGAGTTTATAAAACCGTATGCGTCCTCATCTGATACGAAAGAAAAGAGCATTACTTTTACAAATATATGGCTGAATAGGTATGATGGATCGTCATATCAGGATATTCATTGTCACGAAGGTTCTTCTCAGCTTTCTTTCAACTATGTTTATAAAACATATGAAGGAGCTTCCTTGTTTCAAGTAAGAGACATGTCAAAACAAACAGATCAATTCCTCAAACACATATATGGTTTTTCTTTTTCGCAAGACTCTCACAACTTTGAATTACAAGAGAATGATTTATTGCTTTTCCCTAGTTGGCTTCATCATCAAGTGTTGAAGGGAGAAGCAGAAGGAGAAAGAATAACTTTGAGTGGTAACATACGAATACAGTGTTAATATAAGAGTTGTGGTTTTATTTTAGTAAAATGATATAATGGATATTCCTCCCCTCGACTAAAGGAGCCGTACTCGTTGCGGCTCCTTCTTTTTAATGCTATACTCTGGTATCCTGACAACCGCATGGGGCGGTTGACACTAGCCACGACAGGAGATTGACATGGCTAATACTACCTTCCAGGGTGTAGTCCGCTCATATGGCGGCGGCGTTAAGGGTACTGTAACCCCTGGCGTTATGACCCAAACTGTTCAGTTTGCTTGTGATCCTACAGCAACTGGCGCAACCAATGTTCGCATTGGCACTTCCTCTTCCGCTGGTCAAACACTGACTCTTCCTGCTGGTGCTATCGTTCTTAGCGTCCAGACAGTTCAAGCTGCGGCTGGTGGCACAAACCCAACTATTGATCTTGGTACTTCTGCCGACCCTGATGGTATCGCCAACGAGTTGCCAGTTGACGTAAAAGGTGAAATTACTGGTGCGGCTGGTGCTCTGGTCGTTGCTGGTGGTCTTGCTGCAAACGCAACAGTAACTGCAAATGTGGGCGCATCTGCGGCTACTAGCGGTACTTTTGTTGGTGCTCTGACTTATGCGATGGCCAATAACGGCGCAGAATAAAGGAGGCTGATATGTCAGGCTCTGATGTAAAAGCCGTCTTCATTCAGGCGGATACAGATGCGGCGGACGCTGATGGAATTGCAACTTCGCAAACTCCTTCAGGTGCAGGCAATTTAACGATTAATGGAGCCAAGGCTTCAGGTGGTGTCGCAACTTTTAATGCGGCACGACAGGTCACCATTACTTCTGCTGGCGATGACCAAGCTCGTACTTTTACGATTACTGGAACAGACGTCAACGGAAATGCTTTGACCGAAGCCGTAGCTGGTGCAGACACTGCTGCTGCCACTAGCACCAAGCATTTTTTAACCGTAACGCAAATTGCGGTTGATGATGCCACGGCTGGTGCTGTTACGGCAGGTATGAATACAAGCGCGATTGCGGTTGTATTTGCTGGTCGTAGCCGTCTTAAAGGTGCATTTATCGTAAACTCAGCCACCGCTGGCAGTGTTTCGTTCAGAGATAGTTCAGATGCAGGGGAAAGTGGCTCTACGCTTCTTCAGTTGGGCACTGTTGCTAGTGCTACTGCGGAGCGTGATGTTACAATCCCAGAACAAGGTATTGCTTTTGTAAACGGTATCTTTGTTCCATATACTGCTGGAACTACCGTCTGGACAAACATGACTGTCTTCCACGCATAGGTGCAAAACAATGTCTGTCCACGAGATAAGATCTATATCTCAGGTTGGCACAAGCGAACCGTTTGAGCTACAGGTTGCTCGTGGGCAGATTCCCGGACATACAACACTCCATAAGTTTGGCGCAGTGCCTTCTATGTCGATCAACACAACTGGCACTGTGTGGGACATAAACGACACACTATATCCTTGGTCAGTTTTTGCTTCTGCTGGAACACTTACAGTAGATCGTGCTAATGCTGGGGATGCAGGCAAAATTATTACGATTATTGGTTTGGACGCCAACTACAACGATATCTCAGAAAATGTAACGCTGACTGCCGCTACAGGTAATGCGACAACGCAGTCGTTTATTCGCATATACAGAAGCTATATGTACAATGGCTCTGCCACCAATATCGGAAACATTGATATTAAAAAGGGCGTTACAACAGTAGCTCGTATTACCGCAGGCAAGGGTCAAACCTTGATGGGTGTATATACTGTACCTGCTGGGTACACCGCTTATATTTCTCAGGGCGTGATGAGCGTTCAGGCGGGAGCAGATGCCACTGGAGACTTTTTTGTTCGTTATGGTGGAGAAGCGGCATTCCGCATAGCCCACACCTTTGAAGTAGCCTCCGCCGAATACTTCTATGCATTTCATGCTCCTTTCGCTCTTCCTGAAAAATCAGACATAGATATTCGTGCTTCTGTTCGCAGTAACAATGCGCGATGCACAGCGGCGTTTGATGCTATTCTAATTAAAAACGGAGGTCCACTATAATGGCTAGAAAACCTTCCAAAATGCCTGCACGCAACAAAAAGAATTTCCGCCCCACCAAGTCTGGTGCGGGGATGACAGAAGCGGGGGTCAAGGCTTACCGCCGCAAGAACCCTGGTTCAAAACTCCAAACGGCTGTAACGGAGAAGAAGCCGAGCAAAGCTCGTGCTAAACGCCGCAGTTCATATTGCTCTCGTTCTGAAGGTCAGAAGAAGATGCATAATATTAATTGTCGTAAGACTCCCAACAAACGTATTTGCCAAGCCCGTAAAAGATGGAGATGTTAATGACCCCGCGTGATGTATTGAAACAATTGGAAAAGCACGAAGAAGAGTGCACCCGCCGCTATGCTGCGATCCAAGAGCAATTAAAGGCTTTGGATAACAGGCTGTGGGGCATTGTTGTTCTGATTATAGTTGCTGCTGGCATTGAACGATTGTTCTAATGGCAATTACCAGATCCCAAACCAGCCAACAGGTTACCAAAGGAGGCGGCAAGGTGGCAAAAGATGCATGTTATCGAAAAGTTAAAGCACGATATAAGGTCTTTCCCTCTGCGTATGCTTCGGGCGCGATTGCTAAATGCCGAAAGGTGGGAGCTAAAAACTGGGGGACTGGAGGAAAAGGTAAATCTTCTAAGGCTAAGACACGCGGGACTAAGCGCAAGGGTAAAACATACTAATGGCTGTGAGAAAGACTAAAAAAGGTGCGGCACTCAAGAGGTGGTTCAAAGAGGAATGGAAGGACGTCCGCACGGGGAAAGCATGTGGGCGTAGCAAAGGTGAGAAACGGGGTACTCCATATTGTCGCCCCACCAAACGGGTTAGTAAAAAGACTCCCAAGACCGCAGGAGAAATGACAACTGCGGAAAAACGTAGTAGAATAGCGCAGAAGAAGCGTTTAGGGCAACCAGCGGGGAAGCCAAGACGTGTTAAATCATTGAAACGGAGAAAGTCATGAAGTGCAAATCCAAAAAAGGTAAAAAGGGTTATATGGACGGTGGCATGGTAAGCCCACGGAAATCTATGGCAATGGGTTTTCAAATGGGCGGCAATGTTGATATCAACAGAGCCAATCTTTTTGCCCAAAGTCTTGGTCAAGCTATGCAAAGTCCCATGGTGGTACGCAAACCTAAAGGCATGATGTAATGACAACTTCGGGTTCAACAAATTTTGAGTTAGATGTAGCGGATTACATCGAAGAGGCTTTTGAGCGTTGTGGCTTGGAAGTTAGGACAGGCTATGACCTAAAAACAGCCAAAAGATCGTTGAACCTGTTGTTTGCGGATTGGGCAAACCGTGGACTGAACCAGTGGACAATCACACAGCGCACAGTAACCATGATTGATGGTACGGCTGAATATGCTCTAGGAACGGATGTAATTGACATTATGTCCGCTGTTCTACGGCGCGACAGCACTGATCTTACGATGGATAGATTGAGCCGAGACGAGTATCTTGCTATTCCAAACAAGAGCACAGAAAGCCGCCCGACACAATATTTCTTGGATCGGCAGATTACACCGAACCTTAAAGTGTGGCCTACCCCAGAAAACAGCACTGATGTTGTTGTGTATGACGCACTAACTCGTATAGAAGACGCTGATACCATGACCAATACGGTTGAGGTGCCATTTCG